TGATCTTTACGTCGACGATGACGCCGGAACCAGAAGTCATAGCCGCAGCAGTTACCGCCGCCCCTTCCGCGACCATCACCGAAACACCGCGCCCAACCTCAACAACCGAACCCACCGTGACGCCGCTGCCGGTGACACTCCCGCCGCCACAACCCACCGTGAACGCCATCGCCGAAACGACTTACTACGCAACACGGCAGGCCAACCTGCGAAGCTGCCCAGAAACATCGTGTGACCGGGTAGGAACGGTGCAGATCGGCACGAACCTTACGGTGACGGGAATCGCACAGGGTGAAAGCGTATCGACAGGTAATCCAGTTTGGTATCGCGTTGTTTATGGGAGTGGGACGGCTTACGTTTATAGCTCACTGGTCACGAATGTGCGTCCGGCTCCAGCCCAACCCGCTCCGGCACAACAGGCTCCAGCGCAATCGCAGCCTGCAGCGCCTGTCGAACCGCGCGCATCATCCGGCAATACACGCCGTCCGGCCAACTGTGCCGAGGCGGTTTCCATGGGATTGTCTGATGTGGAAGCGGCGCAGTGGTCACATCTGGATCGCGATAAGGACGGCGTCGCCTGCTACGGCGATTGATGAAGTAAGTACTACAAAACACCTTGACACATCGAGGTGTTTTTTTTGACTACTTAGCTTTACTAAACTGAATCTGCGTCGCCGATTTTATTAGATTAATTTCGGTTTCATTAAGTCCATATAGCTGGAACACCACATCATCAATCTCTCTATCAATTTGTTCAATGACGCTTTTGATTGTAGGGGTATTGATAGATGCCGAACCACTTAATTGATTCTGGTAATCAAGCATTTTCCCCACGAGCGTTACGATTCTTTGGTAAAGAGCTTTATCGGTAGAGTTATTGAAATTTATAGCTCTGAATGGAAGCTCTCGAGTTTGCTTCAATACAATTTTAGGAAAATCATCGCGACGACCGACACTACTTGTTGCCAGAAAATACCATGACATCAACTTGCTGTTTAGGATACCCAGCATGTAGAAGATGTGGTAATTATGATTTTTCAATAAAAGAGATTGCATTGATTTGTTGGTAATAAAATCCTCTGAAGTATAAGTGGCTTGGATTTGAAACTGTCTGCTTATAATTTCGCGAAGTAATATGCGATCCCCTTGAAAGTAGCGTATGGGCTTGTATTCAGCCAACGTTTCATCATAGCGAATGAATGAGTGAGATTTATGTATAAGGGAATATCGCCTAACCGTACCATCAAAGGCGCGAAACGGGTTTATTTCAGGTTTTTGAATCTGTATATTGAAAGGTGTAACACCGCGTTGAATATCCATGATATCGGAAATCATATCGAATCGAGCTTGAAGTTTTTGTACCAGAAGAATTTCTTCATTCGATTTTGTAATAAGAAATTCCATATTAGGATTATTGAGCCATTGGCGAGCATCCGCTTTCAAATAGAATTGTTTAAAATCCTTGCTTGATTGGATTTTGTAGCGCATTGGGAAACTTACAATGTCCACTGGGGCTTCGTTTAGATCGTGCATTGTCACCCCACTTTTGAATTTTTCACCCACTACAATTACTGTATCAATATAAGCATCTTTGAAAATATCGTAAGGTAAAGATGCAAAAACACGGGGTGCAAATCTCTTTGTAAATATCTCACGCAGTTTCTTAGTTTTAGGTGCAGTTATCCACCCAGATGGCACTATCATGCCGAAGAGACCTTGATCACGAAGCAGTTGTATTGCTTTTTCAATAAACAATACATATGTATCCAAATAAGCGACGGATGTATCGAAATGGTTCTTATAGTAATCTGCCTGCTCTTTATCGAAATTTGCCCCATAGGGCGGATTACCTATCACTGCATGGAATCCTCCATTAGATAATATATTGCCAAATCCACTATTGGGGCTGTACCAATCAAAAACCTTTATCCGACTAGTAAATTCATGATCCTCGAACACAAGAGGTAATTTATTGTCGATGTAGAAATCTGGTGAAATCAGTGAATTTCCCCACCGGATATTGTTTTCGAGATTAGGTAGCACTCTTTCTGAAATCAGTTCAGACTGAGCGGTGATGGATGTCTCGCCTTCAAGAACTTTCAACAGCAGAGAAAGCTTTGTGACTTCGACAGCTTGTTGATCGAGATCCACACCAAACAAGTTGTTGATTAAAATCCGTTTTTTCTCGGCGGTAGTTAATACATACACAAAGCGATCACCACCGCTAATTTCTGATGTAGTTGAGGTAGCTGCTCGAATTCGCTTTGCATTTACATGCTTGGTGAGATCATGTGACATATACCATTTGGTATGCCAATCAATAAGGTATTCAAATGCGCCAAGCAGAAATGAACCTGAGCCACATGCAGGGTCTAGTATTTTGATTCCAGAAACTTCATCCGGGGTTTTGTTTCCGACCAGTTTGCCCACGGTGTTTTCAACGATGTAATTGACGATATAAGTAGGTGTATAGAATACCCCCCCGGCTTTCCTAACCTCAGGTTTCTCTTCAATTCGTGCGCCACCCCCCGCAGAAAGTTCAATAACCTTGCCGAGGAATCGTTCATAGATTTGACCGAGGATATCTGCCGGAATGACTTCAAAAGCATAGGGGCTTGGGTAGTAAAGTCTACTTATAATGTATTGAAGTGTGTCGTCGCTAATTACAATGTGCGGGGTTAAATTATCGGGTTCATCTCGCCCTGTCTCGTAATTAAAATGAAACAACCCTGAATTGTATTTTGCATCTGCTTGCCGAAATAGTTGCAGCAAATTTGCGTAAATATGAGTACCTCGACTATTATCTTGTAGTCGGCCATATGGTTCAATATTTCGATCTTCGCATATCCTCAAAAATACAATTCGATCTATCGTTGTTTGAACTACCATATTGAGTTGTCGTCGAGTTAGGTCTTGGTTTTGAAAAGCTACATCTTCAGCAAGCAGTTTTCGCCAAAGCTCCATTTCATTCAGGAATGCATCATCGACGGTTATAGTTCCTCGTGGCTTGCTTTCCTGAATCCATAGTTCAAGGCGATTTGCTTGTACAGCTTCGTATGAAAAAAGATCATAAATTTGATCCCATTCATCGGCATATTGATCGAGGGTGTAATAACGCATCCGAGCTTTTGAAGCAGCGTCACTTTCTGATGGTTGGATACGACAATCATAAATTGAAAACTCTTCAAAATCAGTTAATACACTAACCGGTAATCGTGCAGACCACCCATAACGCCGAATTTGGAAAGCTGGCTCTGATTTATTTTTGAGGTCAACAGATGGTTTTTTTGCTTCGGCAAAGAATCTGGTTTGGTTTTGAACCCGAAACCCATAGTCGGGTCGCTTGGATCGAATTCTTCCCCTATCAACAACATCGACATTTATTTCATGGACAACTTCATGACGTCCACTGCTATCAGAAATATCCCATCCAAGTGCTTCAAAAAACGGATTTATAAACTGAATTCTTAGTTCTGTTTCATTGTAATCAGGGGATTTATACTCTCGTTTATTTGCTTCAAATTTCTGAGAAAGCAAATACACGCTGTCACGTCCAGTGATGCGATCTTGTTTCATTTCGTCTGTCCCCTTATCCGTATATAGCAGGGTTTATTTGAACCCCTCAAGAAGACAGCCGAGATACCGTCTCGCTGTCTCTCCACAAAGCGTTACAGGGTGCATTGATGCACTGTGACGCTTTTTTTATTTTCCGATAGATATGCTCTTAGTAGGGTAAAGATTGTTAAGTGGGGCGCGATTATGCCGCGGCAGTGCGAATTCAGCTAGATTACTAACTCGACTATAACTATTTCATAACGGTAATGAAATAAAGTCCTGAGCGATTGATCACCGAAACGCGTGGCAGCGCAAATACCGATTCACCCGCTCATCATCGCCGGGTCGTTTTGATTCTAATGCCGAGAATGCATACCCCACTTATGCGGGATTGTGGTCATTTATAGTTGACTTATCAAGGTTAACTTTGATATAATGTGGTCATCGTAAGAGTGAAAGGTAAAGGTCAAAATGACATCCAGCAATCCGATCGCCAAGTTCGTTGAAAACGCCCAGTCCACCTCATTGAAGAGCGATTTTGTTTGCAGCGCTTACAGCGGCAAGGTCGAGCGAGAATCCCTCAATTGGCTGCTCAACCATTCGCAAATTGTCCGCAACACTGATGGGCTGATCGTTCTCGTCGGCGAGTCTGCAAACGAGTCTTGGAACGCGACCATCTTCTGCGATGAAATCCTCATTGAAATCGCTCAGGACGCAGCATGAAACTCATCGGCCTCAAACTAACGGAAGATCAGATAAAAGCGGTGGATGCCGCTTTTATCGATTCAGCAGACGACCTGAAGCCCGTTGATAAGGTGCGCATACTCATGGCTGAAGCGCTGGCGGCACGCGGGATCGATTTCCCGGCGACGCCTTCCCAAGGTGGCAAACGCCCCGGCGCTGGCAAGCCGCGCAAACGTTAAGCCCTCGAAGCGCAAATGCTGATTCACAATCGCATAGGCTAATGATGGTTTGCCGAAACCCCTTTGGCGGTACAGAGGCGAGTTCACACCTCGCCCCTGCACCTCAACACCATCGAGCGACACAGCGCCGATAGTGCCTGAGATTATTCTCCGGCACTTTTGTCCGTTTTGTGGATTAAGGATGTCGCTCATGCCTCGCGCAGATCTCGCTCGTTACAAACCGCTCTCGTCGCTCATCGAATGGTCGGACAATTACAATCACGGGGATGTGAACGCCATCGCGCACAGCATCCGCCGCTTCGGCATGAACAACGCGCTGCGCGTCTGGCGCGGTGATGTGGTCATGGCCGGCAACCACACTTGTAAGGCGCTCAAGCTGATCCGCGAGCAGGGGCCGCAGCCCGACGTCGATCTGCTCTGGCCGCCCGCCAACGTCATCATCGTCAAGGACGAGTGGTACGTGCAGTTCGTCGATGTCAGCCACCTCGACGAGATCGCGGTGAAGGCCTTCGCCATCGCCGACAACAACCTCGCGCGGCAGGCGGTGGCCGATGAGACGCTGCTGGCGCAGTACCTGCAAGAGATCGCGGCCTCGGATATGGACATGCTCAGCGCCACCGGCTTCGACGAACTCGACATGAACCGCCTGATCGCCAAAGCGGCTGCCGATCTGCAAGCGGCGGATGATTCCGGCGACCAGACCGAGCGCGGCGCGGAACTGCTGGCGAAGTGGCAGGTCGAGCGCGGGCAGCTGTGGATCATCCCTAGCAAGACGTTCGAAGGCGGCGAGCACCGGCTGCTGTGCGGCGACAGCACCAATCCGGATGACGTGGCGCGGTTGATGAACGGTCAGCGCGCGATCCTCTTCGCCACCGACCCGCCCTACCTCGTCGGCTACGATGGCAACAATCATCCGCATGCCTTCGGCAAGGAAGATAAGAACAAGGATTGGTCAGAGTCCTACCACGATTGGGACGATCCGGCGCAGGGTGAGGAATTCTACGCGGGCTTCATCGCGGCGGCCATCAATCAGGCCATCATGGAAAACGCGGCGTGGTACTGCTGGCACGCCAGCCGCCATCAGGCCATGCTGGAACGCGTCTGGAACAAAGCGGGCGCGTTCTTCCACCAGCAAATCATCTGGGTGAAGGATCGTCCGATCCTGACGCGCTCGCATTATATGTACCAGCACGAACCCTGCCTGATGGGCTGGCGCAAGGGTAAGAAGCCGCCGCGCATCGCCGACGATTACCCCTCAACCGTGTGGCAAGTGCCGACCATCGCCCCCGGCACGAGCACCGATCACCCCACCTCGAAGCCAGTCGAGTTGTTCAAGACGCCGATCTTGCAGCACACCACCCCCGGCCAGATTTGCTACGAGCCGTTTTCGGGCAGCGGTACGCAGTTCGTCGCCGCCGAGCAAACCGCGCGCCTGTGTTATGGCATCGAGCTTCAGCCGCAGTATGTGGCGTCCATCCTCGAACGCCTGACATCGATGGGGCTGGAACCGCGCCTCGCCGAAAGCTGACAAATGGCCGTTCGGCAGTCTCTACAATGATGATGATCGCCTTCGCCCCCTTCTAAAAATATTTTCAAGAAGGCGGTCATGAGCGGCGTGGGTAGGGTTGCGCCACGCCGCTCTTCATTGAATGAGACGAGGGATCAACGTGGGCAATCGTCGCCAGCGGCAGGAATGGGAACAGCGGCCTGATGAGTCGGCGCGGGCGTATCAGGCGTTTTGCATGTATCGCGATCTCGGCGCGGCGCGGTCGCTGGATAAAGCGTTCGCGGCGCTGTGGGCGCAAGAGCGCCAAGCCAGCGCCAAAACAGCGCCAAAATCAGCGTCGGGTCATTGGTCGAAATGGTCGACGCGTTTCGCGTGGGTCGAGCGGGCGAAAGCCTACGACGCCTACCTCGACGTGCAGCAGCAGCAGCAGTTCGAAAACGAGCTGATCCAGAAGCGGCAGCAGGTGATGCGGCAGGAAGCCGCCGACGCCGATCTGCAATTGGCGAAGTGGCATGAGATCGTCGGCCTGACCAAGCTGCACACGCAGCAGACGAAGACGCGCCGCAAGACAGGCGACGCCAAAGAGGTCGATATTGTCTTCGCCGAGTTAAGCATCGACGACTGGTTCAAGCTCAGCCGGTGGCGCGGCGAGATCGGCGACCAGCAGCGGCGCGCGCTCGGCATGCCCACGGTGCGCACTGACCTGACCTCGAACGGCGAGAAGATTCAATCCGGCCCGATGATCGAATTCGTCTGGACAGATGAGGGGGACAATGCTGGTCACAGCAGCGAAACCGGTTCAGATTAAGATGCCGCGACCGCACACCAACCAGCAGGTCATGCTGGACTGCGTGCGCAAAGGCATCAGCGTGGTCGCCTTCTGCGGCCGCCGTTTCGGCAAGACGCAGGTGGCGGTATATGCCATTTTGCAAGCGGCCACCAGCAAGGTCGGGCTGTACTGGTGGGTGGGGCTGAGCTGGCGCAGCGCGTCGCTCAAACGGGCGTGGCGGCTGCTCAAGCTGTACGTCCGGCAGATCTGGCGCGGCTTGGGCATCAAGCCGGACAAGAACATCCGCGAGGCCGATAAGGAATTGTATCTGCCGAACGGCTCGTCGATCTGGCTGCGGACGGCGGAACGTCCCGACTCGCTGGCGGGGGAAGGCTTGCGCGGCGTGGTGCTGGACGAGTTCTCGCTGATGGACGAGATCGTGTGGACGGAATATATCGAGGCGACGCTGCTCGACTACCCGGATTCGTGGGCGCTGTTCATCGGCGTGCCGAAAGGGAACAACTGGGCGGCCAACCTGTACCGGCGTGCCATGATCCGCAAGGGCTGGCAGGCGCTGCACTTCACCACCTACGACAACCCGTTCATGTCGAAGGAACGGATCGACGAGATCAAGGCCAACGTCACCGAGGCGCTGTTCGCGCAGGAATACATGGCCGAGATTACCGCCGATGCTGGCGCGGTGTTTCGCGGTGTGGACAAGGTGCTGACCGTGCCGAAGGGGCTGAAGCCGGTCGAGGGTCACCGCTATGCCTTCGGCGTGGATTGGGGCAAAGAGCACGACTACACCGCCATTGTGGTGATCGACACGACGACGCGGCAGGTGGTGGCGATTGACCACTTCAACCAGATCAGCTGGCAGCTTCAGCGCGGGCGGCTGCGAGCGCTGTACGACCAGTGGCAGCCCGCGGTCATCATCGCCGAGCACAACAGCATCGGCGGGCCGAATATCGAGGCGCTGCAAAGCGAGGGGTTGCCGGTGCAGTCATTCATCACGAACGGCAGCAGCAAACCGCCGCTCATCGAGGGACTGGCGCTGGCGATTGAACGCGGCGAGATCGGCCTGATCAACGAGCCGAAGCTGGTCAACGAGCTTCAGGCCTACACGATGGAACGCATGCCATCCGGTTCATTTCGTTATAACGCGCCGAGCGGCATGCACGACGATCTGGTGATCGCGACCGCGCTGGCGTGGCAGGCAAGTTATGGACGCACACATCGTTCGGATAGTTGGTGAGGGGTAACAGCGTGAGCTTTTACGACGACAGCAAAACCATTGGTCGATTCCCGCCGCGGCGTCAGCAGCTGCCCGCAGCGGCCAACATCGACACCGGCGCGTACCGGGTGCTCTTCACGCGCGGCGAGGATGTAATGACACCGGTCGAGTACCGGCGCAGCTTCGGCCAGTCCTTCGAGCAGGCGATGCTCGGCGGCAGTTATGGCATGGATGACGAGCTGCTCGCGCGATCCTTCCAGATGTCATCCACCGCTTACGCCTGCACCGAGTTCTGCGCAACTACCGCCTCGACCGTGCCGATGCGGGTCATTGACGACAGGCATCAACCGCTGGACGGCACACCCCTCACCTACTTCATCAACACGCTGGCGGCGCGCTTGATCGCCGATACCGTCCGCAGCGCGTTGATCTGGGGACGCTTCTACCTGCGCAAGCGCTACAACAAAGGCGGCTGGCCGACGGGTATCGAGTGGATCAACCCGCTGTGTGTGCGCGAACTATTGGGAACAGACCGCGACGTGATCGGCTACGAGATCCGCAACCCGGTCAACTTTCAGATCGAGCAGATCCCCGCGAAGCAGATGATTTACCAGCAGGTGTTTGATCCGCATCCCGGTTTGAACGGCCTGTCGAAGTTCGAAGTGGCCGCCCGGCAGATCGGCGTCGAGATGGGCGTGGCAACTTACGCGGCCACCTTCTTCATCAACGGTTCACATCCGGACGGTTTCCTGTCCTTCGACATCCCGCTGACGGATGAGCAGTTCAACGATGCGCGCGACGAATGGCGGGCGAACTTCAAAGGCGCGAAGAACGCGCACAAAACCGCCGTGATGCCCGGTGGCGCGCGCTGGACGCCGATCACCGCCGTGCCGAAGGATCTGGCGATGGTCGAGTTGAAAGCCAGCGAGCACAAGGAAATCTGCGCCATCTTCCAAGTCGATCCGATCCTCGTCGGGCTGGAAGGCGTCGCCGATCCACTTTCGGCCAACAGCACCTACAGCTCTGCCGAGGTGGCGCATGTACGGCGGGTGACGCTGCCGCTGTTCAACACGATCATCCTGCCCGCGCTCAACGAGCAGTGGTCGCAAACCGACTTCGACAATCCCTACCTGCTGGAAGTGGATGAGCAGCGCGTGCCGACGCTGACCGACGCCAACCTCGTGCGATCCAGCACCGCCATCAGCCTCGCGAGCGGGCGCATTCTGGATTACGACGAGTCGCGCGAGATCGTGGGACGTGAACCCCGGACGGATTACATCAAGCGCGATCCCACCGACGCGCTGGCGATCTTCCGCGATACGGCCATCAGCCTCGGGCAGTTCCGCCAGATGATGGGGCTGGATCAGTCGCCGCTTGACGACATGTGGAACGTGCCGGGGTTGGGTCTCGTCCCCGGCAGTGAGCTGCGAACGCTGTGGCAGAAGCGCATGCTGGGCGCGCCGTCCGTGTTCAACACGCCACCGATCACCGGTGAGCCGCTGCCGCAGCCGGTGATCGCGGCACAGGGAAGCGATGAGCCTGCACCCTTGAGCAAACCACCGCTGCGCGCGTTCGAATCAGGGTTCGCCTTTTTAGGCAAGTTCAGCAGCGTCAGCGAAATCTGCCCTATTCAGGATGTGCTGAAGGGGCTGCTGCCGAACGCGGACTTCATGCTGCCCAACGACTTTCACGTCACGCTGCTCATCAGCGAGGACGCGACTGCCGAAGCGGCAGCCGAGATCGTCCGGCTGTACGAAACCAAAGGGCTGCTGCCGGTGATCGTCGGCGAGGTGGCGCAGTTTGAAACGCCGGACGGCTACGCGATCCATCTGGTCATTCGCCGCCAGCAGACGCTGGTGGATTTGCAGCGCGATCTGGTGGATCACATCACGGCGCAGGGATTCAGCGTCAGCGATTACAGCCAGCCGGACGCCTATAAGCCGCATATCACGCTGGCCTACAGCAAGACGCCGATCCCGCAGTTCCCCATCACGCCGTTCGCGCTGGTGCTGGATGCCATCGACATCCACGATGAGCGCGGGTCGCAGGTGAACCGGATTCGGCTGCGCTCGGCAGGGGGTACGCAGCCCGCGCTGCGCCGCGCCGCGATGCCGCTGGTGCTAGGGGTATCGTTCGCCAGTCACCAGTTCGTCAAGCAGGCGCGGGTCGTACTGGCCGAAGCGCTGACCAGCTTGGGCATCCTCGGCGGCGATTGGGTCGATGAGGCCGATTACCGGCTGCCGATGGTGGTCGCGGATGAATGGAACCCCAGCGCGGCTGCCGACTTCATCCGCCGTGTTGATTTCGAGGACACGCGCAAGTTCGACCTGACCACAGCCGGATACACCCTGAGCGGGGATGGCATCTACCTGCGCCTGAACGGGCTGCCATCCGGCTTGAACAAGTCGCTCGTGCTGGATCTGGAAGCGGCGGGATTGACGCCGGACTTTGTGCCGGATGAGGCGATGATCCGGCTGGTGCGCGTCGAACGTTCGGCTGATGTGGAAGCGCTGGTCGCCAATGAAGCGTGGCCGGCGCTGGATGCCCTGCCCCTCGTCGCCAATAACCTCACGCTCTGGCTGGGCGATCAGCCTTACCACGAGTGGCCGCTGCGGGGCGTCTCACCTGCGCGCAGCCGCGAACTGGCCGCATGGAAACGCGCGGTTGGCAAGCACGGCGCAGCCTACGCCTTCCGCGCCGAGTCGCTGCATGGCTCGAAGGTGGCGCGGCTGATTCGGGATGGCTTGGCGGTCGCGCTGCTGCTGGACGACGAGGCCGAACGCAGCGACATGGTCGCCATGCTCTTTGACGCCGCCGCCTTCATGCTCGATGATCAGAAAGCGGTTCGTGCCGGATACAGTGACACGCGCTTGGAATTCTACGAGACGCTGCTCGGCCTGTTCCGTGATGCCCAGCAGAGCGAGATCAGCCGGCAGAAGCTGGCCGGCCAGATGCGTTCGGCGCTGCGCGTCTACGGGCTGCGCGCGTACCGCGACGGCATGAACGAGGTGGGGCATGATCCGGAAAGTTTTTCGGCGGATGAATTGAACGTCTTCCGCGACTGGCAAGCCCGGCAAAGCGAGTTCGTGAGCAAGTTCGGCGCGGAAGTGTTCGGGCAAGGGATCAGCGAGAACGAGGTCGATCTGCGCGCCAACATGTGGGCCGATGTCAGCCTGTACGAAATCTACCTGCGCGGCAAGGCGATGGGTGCGCCGAAGAAACGCTACATCTGGCGCTATGACCCGCTGGCCGAACACTGCGATGACTGCGCCACGCTGAACGGTCAGGTACATACGCTGCCGGAATGGTTGGAAGCCGGACATATCCCCGGCCAGCAGGGGCAGCGCTGCAAGCAGGGCTGCAAGTGCGGGCTGCACGAGACCGAAGAGCCAGCGAGGGGGAACTACCTGCTGTGATCCGCGCTGAAATCCTTTACGACATCCGCCCGGTATACGAAGCGCAGTTATTCATTCAGGCCTTCCCCGGCCTGCTGGAAGACAGCGTGATCGCAGCGTTCAACCGCGACATCAAACCCGGCTTCCTGAAAGAACTGCAATATGAGCCGCCACCGGCCAAGCTGCCGTTCGAGTTCGAGACCGAGAAGTCGCGCCGCTATTACTTCTGGGCCGTGCGCAGCGGCAAGATCAAAACCGCCAACGGACGCTATGTGCGCACGCACAAGCTCAGCCGGGGGTGGGACGTGGGCATCAGCGCCGACGACGAACTGATCGTCATGAGCGCGCAGAATCGACGCAAATACGAGAAATACGTCACCGGCCCACGGCAGGTGAAAGGCCACCACAACACCGGCTGGCCGCTGCGGCAGCAGATCGTCGCCTTCTGGACGGATGCCGCGCTTGAGACGACCATGCGCACCGTCGATCAACTGCTGACGAGCGGCAAGTTCTAGTCCGACAAATGCCATTTTGAAGCGTGATACGCTCCCTCAGAAGCTGATTTCTGAGGGATGCATCTTGCTTAACCACTATCAAGCCAGCGGACGGTATACCAGCGCTCGCGCCGCCAGCCTCTCGAACGAGGTGGTTGGGGTGGTACGGGGCTACATCGCCATCTGGGGCGATCCGGATCACCGCGATTCCTATGACACATGGTGGGATCGCGAACGGCCTGCCGAAATCGGAATGAAGTTCGTCCCGTTCCCGCTGTGTTATGAGCACGGCGATAACGAAACGCTGCGAAAAGAGATCATCGGCAGTGTGGATCGCATCTGGATTGACGACACCGGCTATGCCTTCGAGGGGCATCTTGACCCCAGCAATCCATTCTTCGACCGCGTTGTTGCCGAGCTGCGCCGTGTCGAACTCAAAACATCCAGCGCCACCGGTTCACACTTGGTCGAATTCTACGACGACGGGGCTTTCAAAAGCTGGCCTCTCGTTGAACTCAGCTTCACCAAATATCCGGCTGAAAGCCGGATGCCTGCTGTGCAGTTGTTGAGATCGCTCACAGAGCAGCCGCCGGGCGCGGCTGGTGGCGATGAACTGCCATCTACGCAATCAACTAGACAAGACGAGGATACTCCCATGAACGCCAAAGAAATTATTCAACAGTTGATTGATGCGGGGGCAGACGCCGCAACAATCATCGGGGCGCTGCTTGAGGCGGGAATCAGCATCGACGATCTGGCTTCGGCTGTTCAGCAGCTTGTCCCGCCTGAGGCAGGATCGGAAGGTCAGCTTTCGGACAGCGAAAACCCTGAAGACGACAAACCCGCTGACGAAGAAGAGTCTGAAACCCGCAACAGCGGCAGCGCTGCCGAAAAACTGCTGGCGCTGATCAACAAAAACCGCCAGCAGCAGCAGCGCAGCAAAAGCGACGCGGTTGTCGCCGCGCTGAGCAAGATTATCAAGTCTACCCGGAACGCACCGCCGCCGAAGGATAACAAGCGCTTTGTCGCGGGTGATCCGGCATTTTCGGTGCAGGTGAGCGAGCCGCTGAAGTATTGGGGACGCTCGCGTCAGGAATTGATGTTCGGGTATTTGACGCTGCGGGCGGAAGGCAAGCCTGTCAGCGAAGAGTACTGCAAGGTGATGGTTGCGCGCGCCTTTGATGGGGTTCAGAAGAACGACCCTGTCATGAATCACCCGGCTGTGCGTTCGTCCATGAAGTCCACACGAGCCAACGAGGTTATGATTTCGACGGCAGCGGGCGGCGGCGACGAATGGGTATCCATCGCCTATAGCTCCGATTTGTGGGAAAAGGCCCGCGAAAATCGCATCTTCCAGCAGCTTGTTGCGAAGGGTATGCGTGTTGAGGAAGTTCCACAGGGTGCTGAGAGTATCTACATCCTGACGGAAGGATCAGACCCGACTGTTTACACCATCTCGCAGAACGCCAATCTGGACGCGACGAATCGCCCGTCAGTCAATATCGGCATCAGCCGTCCGGGGACTGGTCGTGAACTGCTCACTCCGGGCGAACTCGGCATGGCGGTTGCTTACAGTGATGTGTTCGAGGAAGACAGCCTGATCCCGGTGCTGTCGCAGCTGCAGGCGCAGATGGACGAAAAAGCCGAAGAAACCATCGAGCAGTTGTTCCTGAATGGCGACACCGCCACAGCCGAAAACACCAACATCAACCTGATTGACGGTACACCCGGCAGCGCGCTGGCCTCACCTTACTATCTGGCTTCGGATGGCGCATTGAAGTACGCGCTAGTCACAGGCAGCGGTACCAGCCGCGATGGCGGTACGTTGGACGAAGATGATTTCCGGCTGACACTGCGCTTGTTCCCTTCGGCGATTCGCAGCCGTAAGGCCAACATCGCTCTTGTTTTCGACAGCGACACCCACAGCACCGCGCTGGGCATCCCTGCACTGAAGACGGACGATGTACGCCACACGAACGCCACCATCACCAGCGGCGTGCTGGAAAACATTTATGGTGTCGATACATTGGAATCGGGCTTCATGCTCAAAGCCAACAGCGCCGGTAAAGTGCCGAGTGCGGGCGGGACGCTGGGACGGCTGTTGGGGGTTTACGCGCCGTACTGGGCGATGGGCTGGAAGCGACGCGCCAGAGTTGAGACAGGGCGTGACATCATTTCCGGCACAAACCTGATCGTCGTTAAGTTCCGTCTCGGCTTCAAGCCGCGCGGTGCAGGCGCTGCGGTCGCGACGTACAACCTGACGATCAACTAACCCGTTCTGTCATTGAGACTATTTGAGGGGCGGGAAACCGCCCTCTGGAGAGACCAAGATGGGCAAACTTCTGAACATCAAGCAGGGCGGATTGTTTGGCGGGCAGCATCAGCATTCGGCGCAGGAATTGGTTGCCAGCGGCGCGATCCTGCTCACGAGCGGGTTGGTGCTGCTGAACCATGCCACCGTTGCGGTTGCAGCAACACTGGCCGCGCCGACAGTCGGCGACGAACTGTACATCGTCGATAACTCGGCGAGCGGTACGGCGGCGCACACGGTGACGTGTCCTGCCGGGGTAACGTTCGATGGCACGAACAACCGCGCCACCCTCAACGCCCCCGGTGAAGCGCTGCACCTGATCGCGATCAGCCCGACGCGCTGGTTCATCCTCGAAAACATCGGCAGCGTCGGCCTCAGTTCGGTTTAAGCGAGGCGTTATGGGACTCAAAGATATACGACTGATCGGGACGACATCGGCGGGGGGCGCGGTCAACATCGACGGTGAGGCACATGTGCTGGGCATTCTGGAAGCGGTGCAGTGGGTTGATGGCTCGTTCGACAACGGCGTGGACGCGGTGCTTTCCGTCATCCAGCCGGATGGCACGGCTCAAACCCTCTTGACGCTCACCGATGCCAACGATGATGCGTGGCTTTATCCCCGCGTCCCGGTCAACGATCCAACGGGCGCAGCGCTCGACGATGCCGATGGCGCGAACCTGACGAAGCCGCTGCTGGTTGGCAAACCCCGCTTGGCGATCACCAGCGGTGGCAATGCCAAAACAGGCGGCTGCATTTTGTATTACTGGTCGTGAGGTGAATGACGATGGCGAAAAAGATAATTCCTGTCCCGGCTCAGGCTGCTGAACCGGTCGAATCGGTGGCACAGCCGCAAGCGGTTGAGCCAGTTCCCGCGCTTGACGAAGCCGTTCCCGGCGCGGATGTAACAGTGGTGCAGGTCGTAGACCTCACTGCCGAAACGGGCGACGAGGAAGCGGCTGCACGACGGCTTCCGCATAAGGTGGTGAGTGGCAAAGCGGCGGCAGATGAACCTGAATTCGTCGAGGTGCAGCGCGTGACGGTGCGAGAGTACTACATCGGCTACCGCAGCAATGAGCAGATGATCAAGCCGGGTGAATATGACATTAACGATCCCGCCCTCTTCGGCTTGGCTGCCTATCTGGTCGAGTTAGGGAAAGCCGATTTCCAGCCCACGTTCAAAGTCCCGGTCGCGTCCGTTCCCCGGCGCGCGCCGCGTGTGGTCGAGCAGTTGGACTATAACGGGCGGCGGCTTGAAGTCATCGAAGGGGACGCCGAATGAGCATCGCGCTGCTGCTGCCGGACGAGGTATCCGAAGTGACGACGACCGAGATTAGTCTCGGCTTGTTGATGGATGCCAGCGAGGCGCTGCAAAACTACTGCGGCAGGCGCTTTGACGAGCGGGTCGAAACCCGGCAGTACACAGCGCTGTCGCAGACGGCGGGCGGTGATCTGCTGGACGCGTTCACGCTGCTGCTGGACGACGACTTGAAGGCAGCGCTGGGCGTCGCGCACAACATGCCGTTTTCGGCTGAGACGATCAACGATGGCAATGTGCTGCAAGCTGGCACGTACAAGCTGCCGGTGCAGAACACCCTGCGCGGCACATCCGTCATCCACGCCGACCGCATCACCCTCAGCCGCTACGGCTCGAACACGTTCCTGAGCACTGGCGATCCCCAAGACAGCATCTGGGTGCGCGGGATCTGGGGCTATGGCGGGCGCTGGGTGAAGTCTAGTACTGCGCTCAGCGCGACTTTGAATGACAGCGCCGAGACGATGACGGTCACCAATCGCGGCAACCTGCAAGCGGGGATGCTGCTGAAGATCGGCGACGAGTATCTGTACTGCGACGCGCTTCCCGACTCACCTGCCACACAGGTCAATGTGACCCGCGCCTTCAATGGCAGTGAAGCCGCCGAACATGCGACCGCGCTGCCGGTGCTCTACTGGCAGCCGCTCGACCGTGTGCGCGCGCTGGTGCGGCGGCTGGCGATGTGGGCGGGCGGACAGATCAAGCAGCCGGCAGCGGGATCTGTCACCATCCGCGACTTCAGCTATCCGGTCGATATGAGCGGGCTGCCGAAGGATGTGTACCGCGCCATCAGTGATAGCAAGCTGCAGCGCCGCGCGAGGATCTTGGGCGTATGAGCCGCTACACCGTTCAAGACCTCATCAACCCGGTATTCGACCGGCTGCACCTGATCTACGGCGTGTTTCAGGCTAATGGCTGGGTGCGGCGCGCCGAGCGTACCGAACCGGTGGCCGTCATCGGGCTGAAGGATCACCCGCTGATCTACACCATCCTCGGCCCGCAGGAAGGTTACATCCCGGCTGATCGTGCCGGCAGCGTCACCGCTTCGCGCATCTTCGGCATTCGCATCCTGTGGATGCCGCTGGCGCAGGCCAACCCGACGCAGCGCGGCGAAGGCCATAAGGGGGCAACCGCCATGC